GTAGCATGCAAGGTCGACGGGGGATAAGCTGCTCGCTAGCGCCCGAACGTAGGCGGGAGAGGAGTTCTCCTGGTTCTGGTCAGTATAACCGCGCCGTGCTGTAACGCATTCAGCAAGCTGACCCTCTGCATAGACCGCGGACCTTTAAGCAGCATTCGCTGCAGAGCTGCGTCACTCGCCAATCGTTGCGCGTTGCGGCGCATGACTGAGTATGAAGTGGTATAGGGAATCGCCTGTACACGTATGGGCGGTTCAGTCGCGCTCCATCCGATTCTGCGAGCGTGAAACGCGTCCACCTCTGGGTGTCCGGCGACCATTCTGAAGAAATCTGCTATTATGGCTGGGTGCATGCGTGCCCCGCCCCTGTGGCTAACTCGATGTGGATGGGTGGGAGGACGCGTGTCCTCGAATAGCACGAGGTCAAGCGACAAGTCGACACACAACACAAAGGCGTCACCGATATGATATGGCCCGACGACGTAAAAAATTAGTACTGCGTCGCTATCCCACGCAGAAGTGAGTATCTGAATCGTTGGTTGCGCATTAGAATTAACCCTCGTTGCGGTCGCTGTAGCGAGCTGAAGATGGTGAGGATTCTTCGTTCTTCCGTCCGCCTTCTTGCATAAATGTTCGCACATTTTCTTCTCAATGTCTCTCGAGATTTCATTAGATGCTTTAACAATCTGCGTATCGACATGGGCCCACTCATTCTCAATCTCGCGGACGTGATCCAGTCTAGATGAGACAACTTGTGCTAGCGCAGCATCTGAAGTGGGATTTGGGTGCGTATGTGCGACTTCCAACGCGCCCTGGTGTATCGCGGGCAGCTCCATGTGAGCAGTGTGCATCCCAGTCAATTGGGAAATCGTTTTCCCTAGCTTATAGACCTGCATCGCCCCACGCGCTGTAGCCATCCCAGTTGCTATAGACTCACCTACGAAAGGAACGCTCGCTGCTGCGTGTTCCGCAATCTCACCTCCGATGTCTATACTCTGTTCAACCGCCTCCTCGATCAACGCATTTCGCTCAGACTCAATATTTGCGGCCAGCGCACCAAAATTGTGTTTCATGCATGCTATTAGTTTTTTGTCATCCTCCGAGCGCAGCGAATCTTCAAGCGCGAGCGCCCTAGACAGGCGTTGCAGTTGTTGGCGCTCCATTCCAATTAACTTCTGCGACGCCGAGACAACGGAAGTGACGGTTTCGACGGCTCGCTCATCTAGCTTGTCACGCTCCGCTTCGATCTTTTGCAGCTCGGTAATCTTCTTGAGTTCCTCGTCAATCTTCTTTTCCGCGTCAGCGATATGCGCGATCGCCCGGACGTCTTCGACTTCTCTCATGCCTATCGCCTGTATCTGTCGCTGCATTGCTCCTTCCGCTGGATTTAGTGGATCGATTGGTGGTGCGTGCACTCCAGCGACATTTAGTATAACAGCCTTCTTCAGACTATCTCCCAATGGGTCACCCGAGATGGCGGAATTAACAGCACCCTCTACCAAGCCACTGATCGTACGCTGTCCTAGCTCTGAATTGGCAACTCGCGTTGCGGTATTTCCAAGTGTTCGATATATTGATCTTGCTGTATTCGATGACAGCGCTCTAGCCGCTGCAGAACCTGCTCGGGAGAGCACTCCTGCTATCCGCGACCCTAGGCTGCGGGACATCCTTGCTCGTCGACCTTTTAAC